ACTGGTGATACATCCAGTATAGCCACTAAGCCAAGTCCGCCCAAACTCATTGAAATACTTGATAAACCCACGCCGTTAAACTTTTTTGCGATGTTCTCCCAAAGCGCTTTTACGTGTGGATTATCATTCCTGTCTGCATGGCATCCTAACAACGCCACTTCTGGGTCAATTCCTGCATTTTCAGCAAGAAAAACCGCTTCTGAATCAGAGATATAGCGCTTTCCTTTACGCATTTCACCAATTCTCTGCCGTGGTAGATTCAAATCGGCAGCAATTTGCTTGTCTTGTATATAGTCTTTCGCCTTTTTATAGGCATCTAACAGTTCATTTTGATACATAGCAAATCCTCCATATCCGATCATTCTAGCTCATTAGGCACAATTCTTCGTGCTTAACAGGCACGTTTATTTGTGCCTATAATCCGACTCAGGCACGAAATATCGTTCCTAACTCGACCATCTTGGGCGCTTGCCCTTGAAGCTTCGCCCTTGTGGTCACTCTCTTAACTGTTCAAGGTGGTTACCATGGAAATACTGAATACTGCTAACGCCGTTATCCTCGATACCGAGACAACTGGCCTTGGCTCGGATGCTGAAATCGTTGAGATTGCATTGATTGATGCAACCACACTGCAAACTTTGTACACGTCACTCGTTAAACCAACTTCTACCATCCCAGCTGCGCCCAAAACATCCACGGCATTTCTAACGACATGGTTAACGACGCTCCATCGTTTGATGAGATCTGGCCAAACGTTTCTGATCTCATGGTTGGCCGCCAAGTTCTTATCTACAACGCTGACTACGATTCGCGTCTAATCATCCAATCACTTAGCGCTTGTGACTATCCAACAACCTCAATCCGCTTTGACAATCTCGTGTGTGTTATGGACTGGTACTCGCAATTCTTTGGTGAATGGAATGAGTTACAAGGTAACTTTAAGTGGCAGTCATTGACCAACGCATGTTTCCAGCAAAACGTTGATATTACAGACCTTTCAGCTCACCGCGCTCATGCTGATTGCATCATGACTGGTCGCCTAGTTCACGCTGTTAACGCTCAACTGGACGCTTAATCATGACTGACGCCCAAGTGATTTACTTCGACCTGATGCCTGATTACTCGGTATCTGTGCTCGTTAAAGGCCGTGATGAATGGGATCTGTTTAAATCCATGTCACTGCTTGAGTCTTGGGCGGCTCAACAATTCGACCAATACGACTTAGTGTCCATTACCAATACCACTTACCAAGAACGCTTGGATATGGGGGTATTCGAATGAACACTGCTACTCAAATCCTAGAGAACGCTACGTTCCAGCCACAAAAAGAACAAATCTCGATAGATTTCTTGTGCTTCACGTTTGCGATTAAAGACTTGCGCCACTGCTACACGGCCTACAGCAATCTCAAGCACAGACCTAAACGCGGTGCGATACTTCCTGTGGTTAAAGAGAAACATAAGAGTATGTTACAGCGTCACCATACAACGCCTGAGTTCCCTGCTCCACCTCAGTTCAATCCGACTCTGGCCAAGTGTGGTGAAGATATTGATGCGTATACCCAAGCGTTCCAATCGCTGTACCGCAAATACCTGGAAGACTGCCTTGTCATTTTCACCAATCGTGTTCTAGGTTTATCGCTCTCAGCGCCCCGTGGTTTGGGCTTTCAGTACTATACCGACTCGATGAAACTGACCAGTCCCAACGGTGAAGACTTCTGCGGTTTCATCGGTATTGGCGGTAACAACGATACCGTTCATTTCCAGATAAACGGCACTGGATGCAAACATGTTTTTGCACATCGCCAACCGTGGGCAATCCATGACTGGCTGAGCAACGTGCTCGGTGTTCAACAACTCGCGCGTGTTGACTTGGCTTATGACGATTATGACGGTCTGTTTGATTGTGAATACGCTCGTAAAGCCTGGCACGACAACGCATTTCGCACCTCAGTTCGTGGTCGTGCGCCGAAGCTTTCCATCGGTCACGACATTGAACGGATGGATAACGACGGCAACCCCGTTTACAGCAAAGAGCAATATTCTATTGGCTCTCGAACCTCGCGCGTCTACTGGCGCATCTACAACAAAGCCCTTGAGCAAAACCTTGCTGCAACTGGGCTGACTTGGTATCGCTCTGAGGTCGAACTTAAAAAGTGGAACGTCGATGTTCTATTAGATCCTTCTGGCGCGTTCGCCGCCCTCAATGATTTTGCGGCGTCCATATCTGTATCGGACGCCTTCAACACCAAACCACAGCCCACCAAAAAAGCGGCCTGTGACTTACTTACCGCCTCGTTCTGGATGCGCCGACAGTACGGCAAAACTCTGAACAGCTTCATTGAATTTCACAATGGTGATGTTCATAAGGCTGTCGGCCAGCTCATCCGAGACGGTAGTCGTTATTCCTTCCCTGATACCTACGGGAAGTTAGTCGAACACATATTGGAGACATAAACATGACTAAAGCAGTTTTTGTATTAGGGATGGATATCACTTGGAACTCAGCACGTGGTGACAGTGCTCAGCTTAATATCTCGCGTCCACTTCGTGAGATTAACAGTGAGAAGTTCAAACGCCGCACCGTCGGTGAATCGGGTGATGTGAATCCCCAATGGGATCAACCTTTGATGATTGATTACGACTACGCCACCAAACTTGAACGCACCGGTGCCCTAGTCCCTCGCCGCGAATACGAGCTTCGCTTGGAAATCAACCCAACCGACCCACTCGCAGGCGCTATCGTCACCGAACTGATTCCTGTTGACGATGAAATTAAGCAGCACTTTCAAGCGTCAATGAAAGGAAAGTAATCGCCCATGAAATGCCTGGTCAACGGACAAATCACCACAGACACCATCGCCACTTGCCAAGGCTATGTCTTGCTTGAGCCTGTTGATGTGATTGCGGTTCAGTCCTTTGACCAAGAACTCTATCTCGAAGTATCGGGATACCTACTTCTCTCATTCGTCATTGGTCACGGCGCTGGCCGTGTCGTTCGATGGATGGGAAAAGCCTAAAACCAACCCCGTAAAAACATAAGGAAATTGTTATGAAAAAGAAAATCATCGCTCTATCAACTGTACTTGGCTCAGCTCTAGCAACTGCGAACGCTTACGCCGTTGATTACACCACTGAAATCGGTACAGCAGTCACTGAGAGCAATGCCAACGTCACCGCTGTCGTTCTTGGCGTTATCTCCATCGCCGCTGTCGGCTTTGGTGCTGGTCTGTTGGTGAAATGGCTTAGCCGCTAAACCATGTACTCGATACAGCCCGAAGTGATATTCGGTATCGCCTCCTCGATGGCCTTTATCTACGGGTTTGTATCGGGGGTTCAATCTCATTAGCAAAGGGCGGTTAACACCGCCTTTTTTCTGGAATATAACTATGAACAGGTTATTTTCTTCTCGCCGATTCTATCTAGAATCATTCATTTTGGTCGTTCTCGTGGCCACCTCTTTTGCTTCAAAATCTGCTCCTTATGACCGAGGCCACAAGTCCAGTACCGTCATGGGATATTGTAACCGTTACGACTATTCAACAATTTCAGCGTGTGTAGCACACTATACAGAACAAATAACAACGATTAATCCGCTTGATCATGTTGAGTCTGTTTCAATAGTTAACGCTAACAACAAATATAACGTGACTTATTACATAAACCTGTGGGTCGTAAACGAAGGTGGATTTGAAAGCAATTTTCAGGTCAAGTGGTGGATTACGGATGGGTCAACCTCGATATGTCCAGACGAACAACCTGATGGTAGTTGTGAAGCTTCACTCCCTCCAGTTCCAACTTGTGAAGACGAAGAAACTCAAAAGTCTATCCAAGTAGACCGATACACCTGCCAAACTGGCAACCAAGACCCAGCCCATTTTGATTCTAACTTTCAATACTCATGCACCAATACTGATGAGGGTTACGACTATTCCAGCACTTGCGATTACTCATCCAATGGCTGCTTTGTAGACTGCGATAAAGATACAGATCAACCTATCTGCAATCCTGCTACTGAACAATGCGAACTGCCTCCACCTACCCAACCACCTACTGGCGGCGGTGATGGTTCCGGTGGTTCTGGCGGTGAAGACTCTGATTTGTGTTCGACTCATCCTGAACTTTGCGCTGGTCCTGGAACCGAAGACCCAGACAATGGTTGTGAAGCTCCAGCCGATGCACCTTGGCTTTGTGACAATCCAGACGAAAGACCGGAAAACCCCACTCCTGAAAACCCTGACCCCGATAACAGCGGCGCGGCCATCAACGCGCAGAACGACACCACCAAGCCATTCGTGACCTCAACAAAACCGAGTACCAAAGCCTTGAACAGCTTAAAGGCATCAATCAAAAACTCAGCGATATTGACCAAGGTATACAAAGCAACAACAACTACAACACCGCTTTGTTAAGTTCCGCTGACGACCAACTTGAAGCATTACAGCGCATTAGCGAACTCAACGAAATGGCCAATGAAGGTTACGCCATGTTGAATGATGAGTTTGTCTATGTCGGCGAAGGCATTGATTCACTTAACGCTGGCATGGGTTCGCTCAATCAAGGTATTGGAGAAATCGTTAACACCCTAAAAGATCCATTCTGTACCCACAATCCTCAGCATCCTGACTGTATAGCTAAGACACCCTTTGGAGACCTACCAACCATTGAAGAAAAAAGCCCGTTCGAGGACATCATTGGTGAAACCGCCACTGAAAAGCTCGTTAAAGAAGGCGACGATATCAAGAAGCAAATTGAAGATCTCTATGAGAAATTTAAGTCTGATGTCATCCAAAAGCCGTCCTTCATCGAAAATGGTTCCATCAACTCTCACAGTTTATCGATTCGCCAAGCGGGTCATAACGTCTCGGTAAGAAGCACCTACTGGCAAGACAATACTGGCTTTGTTTATCACGCCGTTCTCTTGCTCTCCACACTCATCGCCTTTGGCATCGTAATGACAAGGAAGTCCTAACCATGAAATCCACTACTCGATACATCGTGTTTTTTGTTGCGCTTACCGCCTCATCGTTAGCGTTGGCCGTCACGCCCGAAGAAGAAAACTCCATCATCAAATACACCGTTGAAACCTTCGATTTCATACAAGAGATGTTCTTCCATGCCCCAACAACACTGGAATACATCTTCGCGTACGTCATTGAATACGTCATCCTGATTTCACTCAAACTCGAGTTCAAAGCGCTTGAGTTTTCACATGGCATTGCCGTTGCCATGCTCGACAACCTTAGCTTCGACGCCCTACTCAATGCCGCGTTCTCCAACCTACCTACTGAACAAAAAGCGATGGTTGGGGCTTATGGTATCGGAGCTGGCATGACTCGAATTGTTGAGGCCATGACTACCCGCTTTGTTATGGATTTCATAGGAGCGTAATCATGGCCATCATCATTCGACATGGCGGTAACGGGTCATACAAAACCGCCACCGCAGTTTGGTACGACTTGCTCCCTGCTCTACGCTCTGGCCGCATCGTCGTCACCAACATTCAAGGCATTGCTAACGTTCAAGAGATAGAATCCCGACTGGGTGAACGCTTCCCGCCATCTGCACAAATCATCAAAATCTACTCACTGACGGAAAAAGGACGCTCTCTCTGGCAGAACTTCTACAACTGGATGCCAATGGGTGCGTTCATCCTCATCGATGAAATGCAGAACATCTACAACAAAACCGTTGGCTTCGACATGGCCAAGAACACTTACCAAGGATTGGATCCTTTTTTGGATCATTTACCTGATTGGTATGCCGACTTCTACCGCCGCAACCTAGAAAGCTACAAACCCGACCAAAACGACATAGATATTGATGACCTTGGCGAGACTCTGCTTGATGACAATGGCCTGATACGACTGCCGCCAACGTTCGAAGAAAGCATGTCACGACACCGCCACTATAACTGGGACATTACCTTTGTCACGCCGGAAATCAAGAACATCCCCATGGACGTTCGTGGCTGTGCTGAACTGGCCATACACCATAAAAGCAAAGACTCGGTGTTCTTTACTAAACGCAAACCAAGACTGTTTGAACACGACCCGAAGTCTACGTCAGTTAAACCCACCAAAGACGATTACACCACAACCAAGAAAGTCCCCGTGGCCGTTCACCTACTCTACAAATCCACCGTAACTGGCAAGACAACCAAATCCGGTGCGGCCAGTAATCCCTTTACTTCATTCAAATTCATTGCCGTTCTTGTGGTACTCATCGGTGCACTATCAGGACTAGGAGTAACGCTCTATGACATTTTCACTCGTGATTCTCAAGATAAGCTACAGGCTAACCAAGCTCGCGTCGAAAGTCTTAAAGCTGATAGCACCACTCAAGATACTGCTGAGGCCACTGCTCAAACTCAGACCCAAACTGTGGTCACTGACCAAGTACATTCTGGTCAGACTCTCAATGTTCATCGTGGTGTCACTGACTCTGCGCCTCATATCCCGAGGTTTGATAATGGCGCTATAGAAGCGCCCAGCTCTGTTTGGCCATACCCAGTAACTAAGCTGTTTGTGTCAGCGGTATCCGTGAGAGTAGATCATCCCAACACCTACACCACCATACTCTTCAAGCAGGTCTACGAAGATGGAACCGAGGGCTACGTAAACAGCAAGCTTCTTAAGAAACTCGGCTATCAGTTTGAAGTCATGGACTATTGCCTGGTTAACGTCACCTACCAAACTGATTCCAAGCTCATCGTGTGTGACAGCAGGTCAACTGAGCACATCGAGATGGAAACGGCCAACAACGAGATCGTAGAAGAAGCACCAATAACTGAGCCACTCGACCCCGTTCTGCCCATCGAAATCTAACCTCAAAAGTCTCGACAATCCCGGCAACTCAAATATACTGTATATAGATACAGTATATTTGAGGTTGTTTATGTATCGTTCAATACAAGTCTATTCATCCTACCGAATCGATAGAATCAATGAACATGGGAGTGTGTCACTCAGCGATAAGTGTGACGGAAAAATCAGCGCGTTACTCAAAGGAGGCAGCACCCAATCCGCTCCATTTGGCGGTTTCATAGAAGTCGCAAACCTAGTTGGCCTACAGCGCGTAAAGCTTCCGAACATACACATGCTCTGTGAAGATGACCAAGGAGAAAAGCCCAGTTACCAAATCCCTAAGAATCACTACGTGGTCGGCACATACCTAGAACAAAAGCTGTTCATCACGTTAGAGAACGGTGAACCCAAACACTTCTCTGATGGTAAAGAAGACTTAGACGGGAAAAACAACGTAGTGTCCCTGTTTAACTAATGCGGATGGTCAACGACCGAAGGGAGTATTGGAAATCAGCGAATGCTGATAGAAGCAATGCACGCAGTGCAAGCGAGGCACCAAGCCGCCCGACTCCATCGATCTTTGGCACATTGCTGATCGGCGCGGTTAGTTGCCTTTGCTAAGAAGCGTTAGCCACTCCACCACTCTGCTAAACCAGCCTTCCAGATACTGCCACACAATCAAGGCAGGTTATCCAACTGGAATCCACAGAACTTAGATGTTTGAACTTCGCGCGCGTGCGGACGAGCTAGGCCAAGCGCGCGCGACAGTCAAACCCCCGAACCTGTATTACGGGGGTAAATTCCACCATTCTCCTAGCCTTCACAATAAACATCCCAGATAGCAGCGAGCGAAATTAGTTATGATTGTTTGATGTTAGCTATTGCTCTAGCGTACTTGAGCAGCTTACTTGTTGTTTTGATTTCAAGCTCTGAGTTGATCTCGATGAGAGCTAATCCGGTTAGAATTTGTTGTGCGGATACCAGCTGGCCAGTGGGTATTTTCATCTTTTCGCTTACAAATTCGAACTGTTTCCATGATTCTCCAATCCCGAGCTCTCGATTTGAATACATCCTCATCAAACGCTTATAATGTGGAGGTATTGTTTCTCCAGCATCCCATAACTTTACCTGTGCTAAACCTACAAAACAGAGCCTCGCTGTTTGCTCTTGGGTCAAACCACAATTGAACTCGCGAAAGAGGTAGTTGTTAGTTATATCTAGATATTTCATATGTACCTAACATGTTGTTAAAAGTACTGAAATAACTTTACTAGAGTAGAATTGCTCTACTTTTTTACAAAAATACGACTGATATAACTGCTTGTCAAAACCGTATGGTAAACTTTACTTAGAAAAAGGACACCAAATAGAATATACATTTATTTGATGCCCTATTCATAAATCTCGTCTCTAAGTTGAAATTTTACATATCAAAATCTATATCTAAGATTCTAGAAACCTGTTCACTTTTCTTGTGAATTGGTTTGTATATTTCATTGTAGAAGGAAATAATTTCTTCTTTCAAGAGTTGAGAATATGTATCAATAGAACCATTTAGTTTTAAGAAGTCATAGACACTTACTGTTACCTCAGTCTTGCCCTTGCTCAACTTACCAACTGAAATAAGATCTTTGGAAGTTAGTTTATTACTAGTCAGTTCAGAACTACCAAAGCCGAAAAGATGATTAAACAGAACGTTTTCATAATCTGGATTGTTTCTACGAGCCTTGTCTTTTAAAAAACCAAGTGTTGACAGGATATTATGCTGCTGAATAACTTGCATTGTTTCACAGTCAGCCTGGCTTCCTTTAATTGCGAATGTCAGTTTTTTTTCCTTCAGCATGTCAATGATTATTGAGTCTATTATGACATCTTGGCTCTCGGAGCATAGATGATTAAGTTTCTTGCTCTTGAAGTAGTTAAGAACAAGCAGTGAATTGTAATCATTAGTATCAATATACTTAAGAAAAACCAGCACGTTATCAAACTTGTCTTCCCTATCAATTTTTTCTACTAACTTTAAGTAAAATCTTTTTTTATGCTCATGTGGTAATGTTGAAATGAACTTTGCCGAATGGAATTCTTGTATAGACTTATGTAAAAACACATACTTATTAAACCCATCCTTTTGAATCAAACAAGTGATATTCACTAAATCTTTTACGATTTGCTCACTCGTACTTGTTTCCTTTTGGTTTAACTTTAGTGCGGACTGCATATAATCGTGCAATGACTCTTCAGAAAACTCCAACGCCCCTCTATTTAAACTATCAAAACAAAAGGCACTAAAAATTCTACTAGCTTCAATTGCTCCGATATTGGTATATTTTTCTCTATTGAAATTCTTTATCTTGTCATGACGACTATAAAGAGTCATGAATAGTTTGTCGTAGAAATCGACTACGTTTTCGGGAACTGTATCTAGATATGGGTAACATACATACAACAAGTTGACGAGAATCGGACTGACTAACGTACCCTGGAGTTGAACGTTGTTACTGATAATCTCTGGCAATTCTGTAACATCGTTGTTTTTGTCTAATTTAGATATAATCGAAACAATATCATTCAACTCAAGTTTTTTAACTTTCAAATTTGTGATGTCAACTTCACTACATATTTCTGTGCCCGGTCTAGTTGTCACAATGACATCACAGTTATAACGAGTTTTAAGTTGAGTAATATCATAAAGCATTTTCTGACGATAGTTGGATGAGACCTCATCGAAACCGTCTAACAACAATATTATCTTTTTTGATTGTAGTAGAATTTCCACATCACCATCTTCGAAGGAAAGCCCAATATTGATTAGCTGTTGCTTCAAATAGCTTATAACGTCTGTTCCTTCTACGCGACGTAACTCAAGCATAAATGGGAACCGTTCACCTTTTTTGAGCTCTTCCAAAAAGAGTTTTCTAAGAATTGTACTTTTTCCTTGGCCTGCGATTCCGATGATATTAACAACCCTACTGAAGCTAAGCGTGACGTCATCGTCAATACTAAACTCGTCGTCATTAGATTGTACTTTGAGAGTTAAAGGCGAGTATATTTCATCAAGATAAACGTCGGACTCAGCGCTATGTAATGTACGCATTTTCAAAAATTTTGTTACGTACTTTTCTACGTAAACTGTCGCAGCATAATCTTCAGACAATTGACGAAAAACTTCTTTGGCCGATTCAGTATCCTTGCTCCAAGGTTTATCGAGTATCTTTTTAGTAACTTGAGTCACTACTTGTTTTAGTGCGACCATCGTTAGGGCTGTAGCTGGTTCCATTTGCAATACCGATTTGTTCATAGATTCAATAGTTTGTCACAATTAACGTCACCAAAACAAGCGATTTGCTACCGATTTCTTTTGCCACTAGTCTCTTTTGGTGGTGCATCTATTTTTGATAAACGTATGTGCTCCAAGACGCGCACAATTCGGTTGAGCTTCCTGACGATTTCCATCTCTGACTCCATTCCAAGTTCAAGTAATGCCAAACCAAGTACAACCTGCTGAGGTTGGACTAACTGACCTGTTGGAAGTCTCAACTTTTCCCCTTCCATATAAAAACCAAACCACTCCGGTTTATGACATAACTCTAGCCTCAAGTGCTTTCGAATTAGCCTTTTGCTCTCGGGTGGTATGCAACCCGTCAACTTCCATTTTTCGACCGTCTTCACAGATTTAAAACATAGTTTTGCTACACTTTCTACGCTCAAATAATGAAAAATCCTATCACTTTTGTGTTTTTGGCTGTTATCTAACTGACTGTAAGTAAAACGCATAAATTCACCAAACTTCCAAAAAAAGCACTTAAACTCACTTATTTAACTTAAGGCGGCATAATGCGCAGTGAGAT